CCAGCCACGTTGGCCATGTCATCTGGGTTTGGGACCATTGCCGGCAGTGTCTGTCCCATAAATCCAATCAATGATTCACGATATGCCTTAAACGCATCCTGCACCTGAACACTTGCAACGGACATGATTGGGTTTGCCATAAAAGCACCCAGCACTCTTAATTGAATATCAGGTCGTGTTGTATGCGGAGTAATAACAATCTGCTGCGTCTGCGATCCATCTCCAAACAGGAGCAGAATGTTTCGCACAACGCTCTCATACGCACTCTTCTCTTCTTCCATCCAGATAGCAAGGTCTAAACCTTCCTTCATGGCAAACAACTTCAGGCCATCCGGATCAGTGAGCCCTGCTTGAAGCATTGAAAGCGCTTCTTGCTTACGAACAACCTCACTCTTTGGTGATGTGTCCTGTACCGTGAAGGCAATCTGACTGAAATTGGGCAGCGGATTGTTCTTAAAGGAGACAGTTCCGCTATCTGGATCAATCATTGCACCCGCAAGATCCGTAGTGAGTTTGTTTACTGGCAAAGCACGCTGGCTTACAAGCATTTGACCAGCTGCCTTAGCCACAACCGCCCGGTACATGGTGCCAAATGCAGTCTGTACACCACTGGTGGGGTTTGTCATTGCCTTATTGATCTGTTCGTCAAGGAACTGTAGACCACTTGCGCTATCTACACGACCCTTCTCGGCAATTAGATCCTGCACTGGCGACAGGCCATCAATAATAGTCTTGGCAAACTGTGCAACCTTACCCGGAACATCACCAGCATTAAACGGCTGAATGACCAATGGCTTAAAGTCGTCGCCCATCAGAGCGTCTTTACTGTAAGACAGATAGCGAAGACCCTGACCAACTTCGCGCATGGTTGCGCGTTCGTTAATGGTACCCTGCGGGATAAGCATTACCCCGTAACGGTCCATAGTGCGGATGTTGTTGAACAGACTCTTGAGGAGTCGCTCCATCTCGCGGACAATGCCAAACATTAAGTCAAACAAACCGGCACCGTGGAAGGTTCCGTTGTCCATAAAGCGCGCAAACCCAATTGGACAATAGGCTTCAACGCGGCTGAGGTCTTGATCGTCAATGATGACATCACCACTTGACACAATGTAACGACTGACTGTGCCGCGCTCGCCATTGATCCAAGTCTCTCGGATCTTTGCAACCTGTTGGGTATCGGAGTCTTCAACATTGCCACGAACCCCACCCTGAGCCATGGTAGAAACAAAGTAACCAGTGCCGTTCCATGGTGCGTCCTGCGACTCTTCCATCTGATGGCCGTATTGCCAGCGCCAAACGTTCATTTCTTCAATATTGCTTTCAATCTTGCCGGTTCCGTACTTGTCCTTGAGGAAGTTAAGAGGAACAAGACGCTGGCGAATCATGCCGCGAACCTTTGTATGGTCATGTCCCAGTGATGGGAACGGCATCAATTCTTTCGGGTGAATGACCTCAAGATCGGCAGTAAGACCAACAGTAGGAGAGTCAACCATATGACCCGTAATACCGCAGGAACCCAAAACAGCATAGAGATAGTTGAAGTCTCGCTGAACTTGCACAAGCTGTTGATCACTGACGACTGCATCTGCAATTAATTGTGCTATTGAACGCTCACGAAGTCCTGCAAGCGAGAACCCCTGCCGCAACGCACGGGGGTGAAGATTCATTGTGTTCAGTCGCGCTGTTGTCTTGTCTACAATTGACAACAGTTCGCTTGACTGGAACTCCATGTTGCCTTCCTCATCAAGGTAATGAGGAGTAATGCGACCTGTCCGTGGATCAAATACATCAAAGCGCCTAAAGCCATTAAGGTAATACCACGCCAGCAACCATAGGGTGCGGCGATAGGTGAGCTTGAGCATCTCGCGCGACACGTGCGCGTCAATGATCTTGCCAAGTGTTCTTGGATCTTTAGGAAGGTTTACTCCGTCACTTGCCATTTGGGATTGCCTTCCTCATAACTTTAGTCCAGCCGGGAGGCATGTCTTCTAAGAGATCAACGCTTCCCATGTTCTTGTTGATGAAAGCCAAATCGGTTTCTTCAGCCTGGGGAGCAACAGGAGCCGGCGGCTCGTTGTGCCCCCTCCCTGCATAATACGACTCAACTAGCAAATTGAAATAGGAAAGCGGGATAGTTACAGTTAACTGCCCTGGATTTGGACGCGGGGCTTCGTAATTCATCTGGTCAGACACGGGATCCTCCGATTTGTGGAACTGGCTCTCTCATCATACCGAGCGCATCTTGAACCGAAATGCCGTTTAGGTTCATCAGCTCGGCAATGTGAATGCCGTATTTCTTATCAATGACGTTACCGCTGGCAATCTCTTCCATCGGATTCTCAACAACCAAGGTGTCTTCCTCACCATCAACCTTAATAGCCGACCGCTCCATGCGACCCCGGACTACAAACATGCTCATGGCTATGGTGTCGATGAAGTCATCGTGGGCTAGACCGCCACTTTCAGCATCCGGATTGAACTGCTCAAACTGTTCAAAGACAGAACGCCACGGCTGAGAACCCCTGCGCCAGCAAGGAAGTTTGATCAGCCCATGCTCAAACCGGTAGTTCAAGGCACTGATCTTGCTTGTCTTATCCATGACTCCCGGATTCAACTTGATGATCCTTGGTGGGGTCATGCCTGTAATCTGGTCAGCACGCTGCTTTACCATGGACTCCATAGCCGCGTACAGACTGAACGATTGACGTACTACCTCAACATGGACAGCCGGCACCCGCCACTTCGTAATCATTTTGAAGGCGTGTTCAATGAGAATTGGCTCTCGAACCTGGCCTCCCCAAGTGTCTAGCACAAAGAGGACAGCGTCTACTGGGTCATAGCCCATGACCGTGCAGACCTTAAAGTCACTGTCACTGGTTGCGGTGTAACTGGTGTCAACGGTAGCAAACAGTTTGATGCGATGGGTAAGGAAGTCAGGCAGTGGCAACTTCTCAATGACATCTGCTTTGCCCCGCCAGCAGATAGTGGCTGATGAGGAATAGGGATCAAGATCACTGTTGAGGTCGGGGCTTTCTAGCCACCACCCGTGTTTCTCTTGGGTGATCTCGCCAAAGTACACGTCCTCTGATTCACCCGGCTGAGCCAAGTATTCAGCCATGTAGTTGTGGGTACCGATCATCTCCTTGATTTCTTGGAGGCTAACGCGTCCCTCGTTGGCATCATCAGCGTCACGTGCCTTACGGTCAAGCGGCCACATGGAGGGCCAAGTGCTCTTCTGCACACCGTTGTCGTCGTACTCCGCACGCAAGATCAAACGAGCCCACTGGTCAAACCGGGGGTCTTTGGCAACCTTGCTACCGTCAGCCAGCAGCTCCGTCATCATGGCGTGCCATGCGTAGTGGCGGCGACTTACAAATGTAGCCAGCCACCGCACACTTGTGTCCTTACGGGTGATCATGGGCATGACCACCTTAAACAACAACCGCTCCATATAGGAACGCAGGATGGTCATACTTGTCGATGCCTTCGGGTCATACTCCGGGTCATCCAACGCGTACACGCGAGGTCGACCACCGCGCTGCCGGCTCTCAGCACTCATAGCGCGGAACCAACTGCCGTTGTTGAGGTACATCATCTCAACGCCAAACGATGCCTCGCCACGCCGCGGAGTAATACGACCGTCTGGGAACTCAGGAGCCATGTCATCAAAGATTCGCTTGTTCCCAATAAACTGGCTCTTGATGATCTGGCCAGTCTGCTCTGCATTATCTACCGAACTGGTTGCATAAATGAATGAATATGCAGGGCGCGTAAGCATCTGCAACAACGCTGTCTTGCGGAAGCAGTTGCTCTTGGCAAACCCGCGTGGTGCAATTGCAATTGAGCGGGGCGACATGGCCCACATTCGATAGATTGCAAAGTGTCCCGCCGGCGGTTCTACCGGATCATCGTCGTAGAAGTACGGGTTAAACTCCTCATCCCAATCCGGATACAGGTACCACTGGTCAAAGAAGTTGACGCTACCAGCAAACCGTGTTGCCTTTAACCGCAGATCGTTGGTGGGCAACAACCACTGCGAGCACGCGTTGACGCGCGCAAGACGCTGACCTTCAGGCGTAAGCGTGAGATAGTCGGCTGGCAACGGCCACATAGTGTTGCCGTCTTCAGGCAGTGGGATGGCAACTGGAATCAAAGGTTAACCATGCGCCGTTGCATGCCCTTGACGGCAATCAACTCAGTTGTTGCTACGCGAAGAATACTTGCAGCAAGCACCACATGGTCAGAAACCATTGGGCTAGTAGCATGAAGTTCAATAGCCATGTCAACAAACCGCTGATGGAAGTTGTGGTTGTTGGTCTTAATGCGATCCAAGATGGCTGTACCCAGCTCAGACACTTCGCCCCACCAGGTTCCTGGGTCTGAGATGCCCAAGGAAAATAGGATGGGAGCACCAGCGCGTGCGGCTTGCATGTTGTCCATTGAGGTGATGTGCAAGAACGCATCGTGGACGTTAGGTGGTAGATCCCCGAGATGGCAAGTAGATGGCGGCAATGGTTCCAGTGGTGTCCTGGCTGATTGCGTGTGGACTTCTTTGGATACTTGATACGAGTTTCGTTGCGGATTGTGTGATTGTTTTTCCATTGCCATCTGCTTCTACCACCGTTGCGGTGGCTGTTGTAATCATGCCGTTTAGTTCGGCGACCTCTCGAACAATTTCTCTTATACGCTTCATTGCATCAATAGATGTCTTGCCACTGCTGTTTCTAGCAAGGTCTACTAAACGCTCCATCTCTTCCGACACATCCCATCCTGTCGCCCTTATAGCCGACCCCACACGGGTGGGGCTAAAGAATGACATGATCTGATCATCATGCGAAGTGTCTACCGTCTGAGATAGGCTTCTTGGTGTCATTACCGGAGTATGCCTTCTCGTCCAAGTTCTTGCAAGCGGTCACGAAGCTTTGCATTTTTACTACCAGCTTCGCGAACAATTGCACTGTTAGAGCGTGGACGATAAGGCTTACGACTTTGAGGACCCTTACGAGTTTTGCGAATTGCTTCGCTAATAGGTAGGCCAGCTGGTACTTCCTTGCCTTGAACAATACTTGAAGTACTTGTTACTACTGGCTTGTCAGCTCCGCGACCTTTCTTCCTCTGCTCAAACTGAGACAATGGGTTTGTTGATTGACCAGCAGGTCGAACCCTTACTACTTTGTCTGGACCGCGTTTAGTAGGTTGTGGATCAGTTCCTCGACGCGCAAGACGCATAATTGCATCTGAAACCTTTGCAGTAAGTGGAAGGCCACTCAACTTCTTCCAAGTAGCAAGCTCTTCGCTTGTTAGGTCGGTAAGAATGTTGTTTCCTTCAGACTCTAGCTCACGAATACGAGACTCGCGGTCAACTCTTTCAGTGCCAGTCGAGTCTGGCTCGCCCTCTTTAACAACCGTTCGATCTCTCTTAATTACAAACTTGTCGTCCTTGGCATCTGCTGGAGCATTACTGCGGAGCTTCTTAATCTCTTTGACAATCTGTTCAACGCGATTAAAGCTTCGGTTCTCAACAGACGTTTGTGGCTTAACAAGATCCTTTGTCTCAACCTTGACGTTTGCGCCGTATTGCTTGACAGTATCGTTAACCATTCGGCCAACATCACGATGCTGTTCGCTCATAGAGATACGACCAGCTTCAATGTGTTTTGCGTTGCTGGCGCTAATGCCGTCAATGTTTGCTGATTCGCCAAGGTACTGCCGTGACTTCTCTTCCCAAAGTTGTTTAAGATCAGAAGATTTGTTCATAGCAGCATTGGTTCGCGCAGTTGCTGCAAGTCTTTCAGCGTAATCAGGCTTGAGTTTGTCTGCTGCTTCAATCTTTTCCTGACGGGCTTTGTTCTGAAGGGTAACAATATCCTTGCCGGGAGCCGGTGCTTCGTAAGGAGTTTCTTCAAGACGCTTAACAGTTGTAAGAGTGTTGCGGCGATCACGATTGCGATTGCCTTGCGTATCGCCTATGTCAGTCTTCTTGTAGTTTGTTCCGCCTTGGCCTCTAGCCAGCATCCTTTCAGAGCCACGAGCTGGACCAATACCTGCTTCAAGCGCACTGGTGTTCGGGTTGCGCTTACCGCCGCCCTCTTCACCAAACAAAGTTTCTAGGATCTTTGCAGTTGCTGGTGTGGATCCAACTCTTTCAGCAGCACTTGGGTTTTGTGATTCGCTGAGGTCTTTAAGAATTGACTCAAGAGCACTTTTGTTACCAGCCTGTGCCTCAACAATAGCGCGCCTTGCTACATCGCGACGCAAACCAGTTAGTTCAGCAGTATCACTAATGAGTTCTATTAGTTTTCTTTGTCCCTTAGTAGTTGCTTCAACTTTGTACTTGCCGTCTGAAAGCTTTTGCAGAACACCTATAAGGTCTTTGTTTTCAACCAGCTCTTTGCCAGTAATTGAAATACCAGATGGCTGGGATGGCACGCGTGAGCCAGATGCTTTGTTCATTGCCCGGTTCTTTGCGGCTGCTTCAAGGGACATACCCTTGACTACAGCGCGAAGAATGTCAGCAGACTCCATTGCATGAGTCTTGGAACCAGGATTAGATGTAAGCGCATCTATTTTTTCTGAGTACGCATTCCAATCAGCCCATCGGAAGTTGTCTTTAAGTTTCTGAAGAATCTGCGGATTAGCAATTGCTTGCCGATACATACGGTCTTGAACCTGTCTTGGTTCATCAACCGCAGTGCCTTCCATTTCAGAACCAAACTTCTGACTTGACTCGGTTTTGTATACACCCTTGCGGTCTTTGCTTTCGCCGGTTTTCTCTGACTTGCGATCACCTTGGCGGGTGGGGTCATAGGTTGAAAACTTGCCGCCGACTACTAGTTCGGCATCAAATGCTTCTAAGAATTTCTTCTCAGCCTTCTTGTAAGCCTTTGCATCATCAGCATTGTTTGGGTCACCTGTCTCGCCAATCTCGCGGAGTTTAGCAAGCGCGCGGTCAATAGTGCTTTCGGTGCCCTCTTCTGCAATCTTTCGGCTTCTATTAAATGCAGCGCGCTTAGCACCAATTCGCTTTGTTCCTTCGTTTTCATCCCCACCACCAACAAGACCGGGACGCGCAATCTTCTTGCCGCCCTTGTCTCGGTTTGGTTCAACAACAACATTCGATCCTTCATCTGCGCCCAAGCCGCGAGCGGTTTCTAGTTTGCGAGGCCGTGAAGTTTCTGGAAACTCTTCGTTGAGGGTGCGTTGTGCTACTCCTCGAACATCAGGATCTTTAATGTTATTAACTTGTCGAAGTGCAAGTTCATATTGCTTCTCTCGTACTTCAGCAAAGGTTGGTCTGCGAACTCCAGTTGCATCCGGAACCCCAATCTTCTCAGCTTCTGGGAGAAGAGCATTTGCTTTTTGGATAGCAGTTTCAAGGATTTCGGTTGCTGGCTTTTCCTGTTTTTCAATCCAATCCTTACGAGCCCACTTACCAGCAGTGCGACCAATCTTGACAGCAGGCGTTTCTGCAAGACCCTCAACGCCACCACCCCTAAGTCGCTTAAGGACAATCATCTTGGATGCACCACGGGATCCAGTTGCCTCAATTGATTTGTTTGTTATAGGGTTAGTCTTCGACGGCTGTGGACGCGCGCGACTCGATGGCTTTGGAGTTTCGGGTTCGGCGGGTTTTACGCCAGCTCGCCCCATGCTGAATGGAGTTAGCTTCTTTGGTGTGCGTGACGGGATTTCTCCTGGTGGCATTGTTGGGATCCTCTGGTAGTCGTGCGCGTGCTATAGATGAATCGTACTCCTCTGCAATCACAGTTGGAAGAGTGGAATAGGATAATTCTGCCAAACGGGTAGTGAGGTCAAGCATCGCGCGCTTGACTTGAGCAGGGGTTCCTATCTTGGCAAGTCGCTTACCGGCGAGTAGTTCACCCACCAGCCACCGCCAGTTAGTACGGATCTCTTCTGGTGGGATAGAGACACGGCAGTACGGAAGGTTTGTTCGCTTGCCGTTCTTACTCTTTGCACCAGGCATTGCAAAGTCTTGTGCACCCGCGCGCGTGATTGACTTCATGCAGATCTGGAATGTGACGGGATCTACAAACGCTTTGCCTTGGTCAACAAAGATAAGTGGGCAACCGATGGCGCGACATAGACCACGGAACCCGCGGCGACTTCGTATAAAGCCCTTCAGCTCCTCAATGAAGTAGTCCTCATCAAGAAGCCGAAGGCCGCCTCCAAACGATATGTATGACGGCTTTGCTTTCTTCAATCGGTAGCTCTTGCGCCACTTGTTGCCCTGTAGGCCTTTAGCTTCTTGAACTTCTCAGAACTCTTGTTAAAGTCCTTTGAGAAATTAAGGATGTCAGCATCAGAGAAGTCGCGTCTTGTATTGTCTATTGCTTGATACTTCTGTGTTTGTTGAGCAGCTTCTTTTGCTTTTGCAACCGCTGCTTCTTGTGCGTATTTTGCACGTTGTGTTGTAAGGTACTTCTCAAACTCAGCAGCTTCGCGCTTCTTTGTATCTGCGGCAGCTTGCTTCTTAGCGTTGCCTTCAGTGTCATACAAATACTTAGATGGACCATAGCCACCGGACTCTGCGCCGTAGTCAATAGGACCGCCACGGCTTGCTGTTGGTTTTACTGGTGCTTTGGCTGGCACCGGTGCAGGAACGGGCGGTGTAGCAATGGGGTTTGTTTTTGTTGGGACTGGCTTACCTGGAATTGCAGTAGCTGGACCACCCGCATACAGAACTCCTGGTGTCATTGGGTTTCCAAACATATCAAGCGCAGGACGCGCAAGAAGATCCGGAGGAGCCATGAAGGTTGCTGCTCCGGGTGCAGAAGCGGCTGGCTTGGCTTTTGGCTTTCGTGGTTCGCGTGGGCGCTGATTGAAATAAGCGTTGTTATCTCTGCGGCGCTTGTTTACAAACTCGTTGCCAGGTGATCTAAAGGAGTTGATACCTCCGCTTGGAATCGCTTGGCCGGAAACTTGACGAATACCTTCGTTTGGATCGTTACTTATGTATGCCATGGTTGATTTATGGTACAATCGGGAGCGAGGTTTCAAGACCTAAAGAAAGGATAACATGGATTGGAGACAAGACCCGCTCAATTCAATTGAGCCGACGAAGGTTGCACGTCGAGTGATGCAGGAGAGGTTCCGGGATTCAGGTGTCTATCGTTGGAGGAATGATTGGTGGGTTTGGAAGGATCACCGATGGGCTGTCCTTGACGATGAGCGGCTCAAGGATCTTGTTTGGGTGTGTTTGGAGGACGCTGTTTGGGAGAAGCCCACCAGAAACGGGGTGGCTCTGGAAAGATTTGGTCCTGATAGGCAGAAGATTGACGGTGTGGCACGGGCACTTGAGGCGTTGGTACGGATTGATGCGGAGATTGTGCCTTGTTGGATCGGTACGCCCATTGGAGACTTCCCGCCAGGGACGACTATTGCGTTTCAGGACGTTTTGTTCAACCCACAGAACGGCAAGACCATGGGTAGGCCGAAGAATTGGTTTGACCCAGCGGTATTGCCGGTCGACTTTGATGTAGAGGCCAAATGTCCGCGCTGGGAACAGGCTGTTTCGGAATGGGGTGACGGTGATCCGGCTTGGGCAGAGCTTTTGGCGCGGTGGATGGGGTATTGCCTCATGGGAACTCGTAGGTATGCGCGCTGGATGCTGATGTACGGCAAGATCCGCGGCGGTAAGGGCACGATTACTACGGTTATGAGGAAGTTGATCGGTCGGGCGGCGTTTATGAGCAGCAGTTTGGAGGATTTGGCGAATGAGTTTGGTATGGATGGGCTAGAGAGGAGCAAAGTGCTTGCAATTAACGAGGTAAACGAGATGGACTCCAAGGGAGGAGAGCGAGTTTGCCGAGTTTTGAAGAATATTGTGGGTCAAGACCCCATGACTATCAACGCAAAGCACCAAAGACAGCAGCGGAACGTGGTAATCAACGCTGCGCCGATGGTTCAGAGCAATGAGATTCCTGTTTTGCCCAATAAAGGCAGGGGTCTAAGTGGCAAGATGCTGGTTTTGCCCTTCGATGTGAGCTTTGAGGGTAGGGAAGACCTGGCTTTGGAGGATAAGTTGGAGGAAGAGTTGCAGGGGATCGCTATGTGGGCGGTAAGGGGAGCACAAAGACTGTTGGCTGCACCTGTTTCT